CTTCGGGAAGTTTATTGAAAGAGTCTTTTCTATCATTTCTCCTCATTCTCAGTATAAACATAATTGGCACATTGATCTCATTGCAGAATATCTTACAGCTTGCCAAAATGGACAAATCAAACGGCTCATCATAAATATGCCTCCGCGTTTTTTGAAGTCGATTACTGTATCAGTAGCTTGGCCAGCTTGGCTTTTGGGACATAATCCGGGTGAGCAAATCATGGGAGCTAGTTACTCAAAAGAACTCGCTATGACTCATAGTGTGAATTGTAGGAACGTCATTGAATCTGATTGGTATAAGGCATTATTCCCGGGAACGATTCTAGCGCCAGACCAAAACACAAAGAATAAATTCAAAACCACTCAAGGAGGATGTCGATATGCAGTCGGAGTGGGAGGTACCATAACTGGTGAAGGCGGCAACTTTATTGTCATGGATGACCTGGTGTCTGCTGGGGATTCTAATAGTCGCGTTACCAGAGAGGCTGCTAATAATTGGATTGGTCAAACTGCTCATAATCGCCTCAACGACAAGCATAATGGCGTCCTTGTTTTAGTGATGCAGCGTCTGCATCAAAATGACGCCACGGGCTTTCTATTAGAGCAAGGTGGATGGGAACTTCTCAAGATTCCAGTTGTGGCAGTAGAAGATAAAACCTATTCGATAGGTTCATTCAGTAAAACTGTCAAAGAAGGTGAAATCCTACACCCTAAATTTATGGACGCCGATGCTATTGAAAGAGAGAAGAGAGCGGCCGGAACATATCACTTCGCCGGTCAATTTCTTCAGTCACCTAATCCCACAGGCGGAGGAGAATTTAGGCCTGAATGGATCCAATACTATCGCGCCAAGCTACAAAGTCATAGTTTTAACGTCTACATTCTAGTCGATCCAGCTAATAGTAAAAAGAAAACATCAGATTATACTGCTATGTTTGTCGTCGGTTTAGGAGCCGATCAAAATATTTATATACTGGATATAATTCGTGACAGATTAAACTTAAGAGAAAGACAAGAAGCCCTTTTTCGCCTGCATCAAAAACATAAACCCAAATATGTACTTTATGAACAATATGGGCTCAATACAGATATCGATGCAATGAACGAGGCAATGAATTATAATAACTATCGGTTCATAATAACTCCTGTCGGCGGGAAGCTTAGCAAAGAAGATCGCATAAGACGTCTGATTCCATACTTTGCAGACAATAGAATTTACTTCCCTGAAACGCTTTGGAAGACAAATACCGATGGAGCTGTGGTAGATCTGGTAGATGAATTTATCAATCAAGAGTATCTTTCTTTCCCTGTCTCTCTCCATGATGACGCGATGGATGCACTGTCCCGCTTACTGGATGCTACATTGGTCTGGCCTGGTGAGGGTACATTCGATTACTATAAATTTGCGGAGGGTTTCAAATAAGTTGCAAAACTCTTAATAATCGTTACAATTATTAGACATCTTAATACCAATCCAAAAAGGTTACTCATAATGCTCAGCGATGAAGAGATTTTAAAACGTGCTCATGATGGCATACAAGAGAATCTCTTAGTTACTGCTTGGTGGCGTTCTAACGAGATAAGAGATAATTATGGACTTTACGAAGGATCTCAGTGGTTGGAAGAAGATTATAGCCGTCAAATAGCTAATAATCAACCTATCAGAACGATGAATCGGGTGCAGCCAGTTATTGATGCCATTGCTGGGTTTGAGATCCAGAATCGGAGTGCATCTAATTTTGTCCCTAGACTACCTGACCATTTAGAGGAAGGAGTAGCCGACTTAGTTAATGATGGCATGAAATGGCTAGAGGAAACTGGCGATTATGGGATGATGAAAAGCTTAGCTGTTGCCGACATGCTGATATGTGGATTGGGCTTTCTCGAACATAAAATAGAATATACGGACAATCCCAACGGACAAGTCACGATGGAGCGTGTTTTCCCTTACTTTATGTTATGGGATGTCACGACTCGTGATAAGAATTTCGCAGGATCTGATTGGATTTGTCGAGCTAAGATCATTGATCGTAATAAATTACACCAATATTTAAAAGGCATGACGGCTGATGAGAGGGATGAAGCTTCTGCTGATTTTGGCTCTTCTGTTGATGCTCGCTTTCTGGACTTTTTTGACACCATAATGGTGGTTAAATCTCTTGGAGTTATATACCATTACCAATGGCGTGAATTAGAGTTTTTCTATCGCGTAGAGAATCCTTTGCAAGGATATGAGGGCGATCCGGAAGATCCAGATACGCAAGCTGTCGTTCTTGCGGCTCGGACTTTGCAGGATAAATATAAGTTTAATCCATTTACGGATAAAATCTTCGCCGTTCCTTTAGAAGACTACTCTACTGTTCGCGACCTGTTTAAGAGTTTGGGCTTTGAGAAAGTAAAATCTTCTAAATCGAAGAAGTATAGATACTACAGAGCTGATCTTGTCGGGAATAGGGTTATATCTAAATCCGAGAATTTCTCACAATCAGGATTTAGTATACAGGTAATGACTGGTAAATATGACGAGATACGTCAATGTTACTATGGTTTAATGCGTTCGATGAAAGAGGCGCAACGTTTATTAAATCAATCAGTCTCGGATTATGAAGGTTTCTTGCGCAATATACCGAAAGGTGGCTTCATTATTGAAGTTGACGCAGTACCGAATATGGAAGGGTTTAGGGATACTTTATTGAAAGCCAACATGTTAACTGTTGTAAGTCCCGGAGCTATAGGGGCGCAGAAGATAATGCCTAAACCCACTCCTCCCATTCCACAGGGGATGTTGGAAATGATACAATACGCTGATCAAATGATCATGTCTGTTGTCGGCGTTACCGGTGACTTTATGGGTCAAGCTGACAGTAAATTAATGACCGCTCAACTGAATGCCCAATTAGTGCGTCAAGGTTTGATGGTACTTGCTCCTTATTTTGATTCAATCAAATTATTTACCAAGCAATCCGGTGTTTTATTTTATGAAGCTTTCAGGATTTTAATTGAGAATTGCGAATCTAAACTTATCGGCCACATTACTACACCTCGAAATGCTGAGTTTATCGAATATATTAGAGATAATGAGCATATCGAGTACGATATAGTTATCGACGACGTTCCGATGACTCCTGATGAAAGACAGCAAACGTTTGAGAAGCTTCTACAATTATCTGCAATATTGATGAACAAACCTAATCCGGTTGATATTATGCCTGTTGTGATGGAATATGCACCATTCAAGGGTGATCAGTTGGAGAAGATTAAAGAATTGATGCAACCACCTCCTCCTCAACAACCTGATCCGGTACAACAAAGGTTATTAGAAGCCGAGAGCTCCTTTAAAGAAGCGTCCGCCAAGAAACAGGATGCTGAAGCAATGAAAGCACATATTGAAGTATTACTTAAACAACATGAGCTTAAATATGCTGATGAATCTGTACAAGTAGATATCTTCAAGAAAGAATCTCAAGCTGAAAAAGATCAGGTGACAGCCATGAAAGGCATCAATGAAATTCGTAACCCTAAAGAACAGAGAAGGAGTGCTTAATGTCAGAAATGCAAATTAATAATTCTGCAGCACCGCAAATTAACTTAGAATCTACTACTGACCAAAAACCCATGCTTTCACGTAAGGAAGAATCCAAGCGTCGACAAGAAGAATTCTATAAAGAACTAGAGAAAGTAAATTCACCAATTGAAGAAGAAATCAAAACTGCCTTTGAAGGTGATAACCCCCATGTTGAAGATGGAGATTCTTTCGATAACACCCAGGATAACACCCAGCTCGACGAAGATGACACGCAACTCGATGAAAAGACCATACCTAGGAAGCGCTTGAATAAAGAAATAGAAGCGCGCAAGGCTTTGGAAGAAGAACTCCGCAAAGAACGAGATTCACGTATAAAATATGAAACAGAACTGGGTCTATATACGCAGGCATTAGCATCACTGCAAACCGATAAAGAACAAACTGAGCAAAATTTTGATATAGACCCTGTAGATACAGAGGCTCATAATCTTTACATGAAGGAAATCAATGCGCTTAAGAAACAGGTTCAGAACCAAACAACTCACACGACTGAATTTGAGCAAAGACAACAGTTTGAGAATACCGTCAATGCTCAAGCTGCACAATTCGCTAGATCAAATCCAGACTTCAATGACGCGTACAGTTTCTTACTTGGTATCGAAGCTAATAAAGCTAAAGTACTTGGTTATAGCGATGCTCAAGCGCAACAATTTGCTTTAAGTCAAATCCAGCCTATTGCACAGGAAGTTTATAAAAAAGGTGGTAATGTTGCAGAGATGGCTTATACACTTGCCAAAAATTACGGATATAAACCAACTACGACCAAAAAAGTTATCAATTCCCCTGATTTAGACAAAGTCAGTAAGAATATGGCCAAATCACATACTATGCTGGATGAAATTCCAGGCGTTAGTACTTCTATAGCACCAGAACATGCAGCTTATAATACGCTTGAAGGATTCAAGGCTAAATTAGCAGGTAAATTTGGTAGAGGTACAGATGTTGCGGCTTTCCAAAACGCATTAAGGAAGCTTCAGAATAATGGCTAGAGAGCGTGAAATAAAACGTTTACCTCATGTTAAACCTAACTATTGGCAACGTTTTATTTCATGGCTTCAAAGTTATTTGCCTGCTATATGTGGCACTGTGGAAATAGCAGCTATCGTAGCTGAGGATATAATTTTGTCTGCACCGGAAGCTGCTAAAGCTAATATAGCCACCGAGATAGGGATTGTTGGGCTCGAAGCTGGCGTAAATGATGGATTAGACCATATTGCAGCCGCTGGCAAATTGGAACCGACAGATCATCAAACGATAACAAAATATGCAGACAAAACTGAAGCAGTCGGCCATGAAATAGTTGATGTGGCTAAAGCAGCGGCAGAAGTCGCTACATCTATTGCGCTTGGTAATATGGGTACATCTGGTTTAGAAACACAGGTTGTGGCCAACGCAACTATAGAAGGGCTATCAAAAGCCCTAAATGATGGAGTCGATGCAGTGGTAGCCGAGGGAGAAGATCTTGCAGTCAAATTCACTGAGAGATATTTAAAACGCACAAAAGGCGTCGAGTTCGAGCCTCCCTTATCGCCTTTGTCTAATGGGAAGGATTTTATTTCTGCCAGAGAAATATAATGTTGCCGCCATGAATGTTGTTGATAGACAGTTTAGAGTAGTCGTTCTTAACTAAATATTAACTTTTGTTGTGTAATTTAAAAAAGATAACAACCTAATTGGATAAATAAATGAATTCTCCGGATATACTAAAATTTGTAATTCTTGCATTATTGATAGTTTTTGCATTTGGCCTCCTAATAAGTGGCGCTGTAATGATCGTCAACACTTTTAATAATATTAAAGCTAAATTTCTCACTTATGAAGATAGATTTAAAGCAATCGAAACTAACGTTAAAAATCTTATAGAAACGACCAAGTCGAAGTTATAAATGTTTGCACTTATTGGAACTCTGCTTGGCTTTGCTCCCCATTTATTCAAGTTTTTTGAAGGTATTTCCGACAACAAGCAAGAAATGATGATTATGCAAATGCAACTTGAGATGGCCAAGTTAAATCTCACAGCTCAGGTGCAGGAGATAGGAATGTCGGCCAAAGCTTCAGAGATACAATCTATGTACTCTAATATGAAGATCAATAATGCCTTCATTGATGGATTTAATGCTTGTGTCAGACCGGCTATAGCTATCATTTTCACAGCTAAGCTCGTCGCTAGTTGTTTTTATGGTGAGGTTATAATGAATGATCATGACTACGCATTGGTGGGAGCAATCACATCTTTCTATTTTGGTGATACAGTGACATCAAGGTTATAAATGAGGTTGATCACCCAGGACACAATAGATTTAGTTCAGAGATT